CAGAAGGCACAGACGAGGGTGGTTTCCTTGTTATCAACAAAGAAAGCGGTGAGCTGTGCATGTATGTTCCCGATGACTTGGATAAGCCCAACATCGAGAATACAATTATTACACTAAAAGACGAATTAGAACTTAACATTCCACCAAAACTATGTTATAATCCCACACCTGATGGCAAGAAAGGGAACATGCAATTAGCTAAAGGATGTACGTGGTGTAAGTACAAGCACGAATGCCATAAAGATTCTAATGATGGTAACGGCCTGAGAACTTTTAGATATTCCACAGGCTATAAATACTTAACGGAAGTAGTAGTAGAACCAAAGGTGGATGAGATACTATGAATCGAAGAAAGTCTAAGCGTATAAAGTATCACGCAGAACTTTTACAAATCTTATGGCTCAAGAGTCTCCTCAATGAAGAGGAGGCTTCGAGAGTTAACATGGGCAACTACAAAGATATGCTGCCTGAGCAAACACACATCTGGGCAAATCGGAGACTGTACAATAGTTTCTATACAGCTAAGTGGCTTTCCATAAAGATAAAGCAATTGATTAAAATCTTTCCTACCAAACAGATTGAGGACATTACACCTCAAGACATTCAGTGGAAGATGGAGCAAAGATGAAAAAAGTACGCAAAGGATATAGGAAGCCAAGAGTAAAGCGTCCCCTAGAAAAAAACTTAGTTAAAGGTTATGATTCTAACTGGGAATACGAGTTACACTCTGGCATCCTAGATGCTTGGGAGTTTCACGTTGACAAGGTTGAGTACACAGTGGCGCACAAATACGAGCCAGACTTTGTTAAAGAGATAGACGGTAAGAAGATACTGCTTGAAGCTAAGGGGCGTTTCTGGGACAGCGCAGAATACTCTAAGTATATCTGGGTAGCCAAGGTTCTCCCCGCAGACACCGAGTTAGTGTTCTTGTTTGCCAACCCCAACGCTCCTATGCCAGCCGCCAAGGTTCGTAAAGACGGAACAAGGCGCTCACATGGAGAATGGGCTTCAGCAAATAACTTTAGGTGGTTTAGTGAAGACAGTATACCTGACACTTGGATTAACACAAAAGGAAAAGAGGACTTTAAAGATGAGTATAAATGATGCGTCACCGTCAGAGTGGGACAAGGCTTCCGCCAGAACAAGACACCCTACGTTTGAAGAGTACATGAAGCGTTTAAACTCTAGCTGGGTTTATGACAGCACTAGAGGGACTGACCCCACTATAGCTGCTGACGCACCTGAGTTTGAAGACTGCTGGTATCCAACACAACAGAAGACAGGCTTAGAGGCTTGGATGAAAGACGCACATCCGGCAGAGGAAGAAGATGTAGTCAATAACCCAGAGCATTACAACACAGGCAACATAGAGTGTATTGATGCAATAGAGGAGTCCATGTCCAGTGTTGCGTATAAGGGCTATCTCAAGGGCAACGCCATGAAATACCTTTGGAGGTACGACTATAAGGGTAAGCGGGTAGAAGACCTACAGAAGTGTCAGTGGTACTTAGGCCGTCTAACACAAGCAGTAATATTTGAAAGCGAAGGAGAATGAATAAGCTTTGGAGCATATGGAAACATGCGCTAGGTTCTTTTGACGAGGAAGACGGATATGACGCAAAGAACGAAAACTATATATCATACATTAGAACTTTTATCGTGCTGTCTAATCTAGTTTGTGCTTATGTTATAATGTTTAATATAATTAAGGATTGGTGACATGAAAAAATGGTGGCGAATATGGGCCAAAAGTCTAGGTGAAAAAGTCGGCGAAACAGATAAGCAAGCTAATACTGTTGCTTGTATTCGGACTGCTTGGTGGCTTACTCATATGGTTACATGTGGATTTATTATTGCAGGCAACACAAAAACATTAGGTCTATGGTAATGGATAGGAAAGAAGAAAGACAAGACAGGTTTGACCGCAAAAAGAAATTTAAAAAAGTAACGAGGTCTTCTAAAGTTAAGGCCGAACGTAAAAAAACTATAAGGAAAGATGATGACAGCACCGTTTATGAATATGCTTTGGAGCATTAACTTTAGGATGGGTATTGGGTTAGATGTGGAGTCGTGTGATAGCAGGCCCGTGTGGGCGGTAAATACTGACGATGAGATAGAGGCGCTATCGTTTAACGGTCTTGTTTTGTGCATCCCCTTTTTTGTTATAACTATAGGCAGCCTTTGGAGAGATGACTAATGCAGATAACTTACAAACAAAAGTTTGTTGCTAAAGCTTTATTTTACACAGTAATCTCGCCGGTTTATGTACCCGCAATTATTATATACAAAAACAGACAAGACGTTTATGACTTCTACAAAGAAGTTTGGAAGATATTTAACGGAACTCACGCAGAATTAAAGGATAAAGATTAATGGAACAGTACCAACAGTTTATACACAAGAGCCGCTATGCACGATGGATGCCTGAGCTGAGTCGGCGTGAGACATGGGAAGAAACAGTTCAGCGTTACGTAGACTTCTGGTCTAACCGTGGACAGATTGACAAGAAGACAGCAGAGAAACTATACAGCTCTATCCATGCCCTAGAGGTTATGCCATCAATGCGCTGCTTAATGACAGCAGGTGTAGCACTAGACAAAGATAACGTAGCAGGGTTTAACTGTTCGTATCTGGCGATTGATTCACCTCGTAGCTTTGACGAGCTGATGTATGTGCTCATGTGTGGTACAGGGGTAGGGTTTAGTGTTGAGCGTAACTTTATCACTAAACTCCCTATTATCGCTGAGTCGTTCCACCCAACCGACACTACCATTGTAGTGGGCGATAGCAAAGTTGGATGGGCCTCTGCGTTCCGTGAGTTGATTGCTATGTTATACGCCGGTAAGATTCCTAAGTGGGACATGTCAGGCGTTAGAGAAGCGGGCGCACGACTAGAAACCTTTGGCGGTAGAGCATCAGGCCCACAACCACTAGATGATTTGTTCCACTTCTGCGTTAACATCTTCAAGAAAGCAGAAGGTCGTAAGCTAACAAGCATTGAGTGCCACGATGTAGTGTGTAAGATTGCTGACATTGTAGTTGTAGGTGGTGTAAGACGTTCAGCGCTCATCAGCTTGTCTAATCTATCTGATGGCCGCATGGCTAAAGCTAAGTCAGGGGCTTGGTGGGAAAATGAAGGTCATCGTAGACTGGCTAACAACAGCGTAGCGTACACAGAGAAGCCAGACTTTGAAGCTTTCTTGAATGAGATGCAGACCTTGTATGAGTCTAAGGCAGGCGAGCGTGGCTTGTTTAGTCGTGTAGCAGCACAGAAGATTGCGGCACGTAATGGACGTAGAGACCCTAACCACGACTTCGGAACTAATCCTTGCAGTGAAATAATTTTACGCAGTAACCAGTTCTGCAACCTCAGTGAAATTGTTGTACGTGCAGAGGACACTGAAGAGACACTAATGGCTAAAGCAGAAGTAGCTGCTATCATCGGTACGCTTCAAGCAACGCTTACAGACTTCCGTTACCTTCGGAACATCTGGAAAAAGAACACTGAGGAAGAAGCATTGCTAGGTGTAAGCATGACTGGTATCATGGACAACGAGCTGTTGAGCCGAGCTGACTCACCACATTGTGCAGTAGTGCTGGAGAACGTAAGAGATGTCGCTATTAAAACTAACAAGAAGTGGGCTGCAAAGCTTGGAATTAATCAGTCTACGGCTGTTACGGCTGTTAAGCCAAGTGGTACTGTTTCCCAGCTTGTTGATAGTGCTAGTGGCATCCATCCTCGTTTTTCTGAGTATTACATTAGGCGTGTACGCTCAGACAAGAAAGACCCGCTTGCAAGCTTCATGTCAGCAGCAGGATTCCCAGTAGAGCAAGACGTTATGTCAGAGTCATCGTTAGTGTTTGGCTTCCCTGTCAAGGCACCTAAAGGCAGCACAACAGTAAAGATGGTAGGAGCTATGGAGCAGTTAGCTTTGTGGAAGACTTATCAGAACCACTGGTGTGAACACAAGCCAAGCATCACAGTGTACTACACGGACAGTGAGTTCCTACAAGTAGCGCAGTGGATATGGGATAACTTTGACATCTGTAGCGGTATTAGTCTTCTGCCTGTAAGTGACCACACGTATCAGCAAGCGCCTTACGAAGAAATCACAGAAGAAGAATATGCTAAGCTAGTGTCAGAGATGCCAGAAGGTGTTAACTGGACTGACTTAGGTTACTTTGAAACCGAAGACAACACCACAGGCTCTCAAGAGCTGGCTTGTACCGGTGGGGCTTGTGAGATAGTATAGGAGATATACATGAAAGCAAAGGAAGCTAATATACTATCGTTTAGAATTATCGTTAACCATTCAGGAGCCATCCTAACTGAGATAGGTGGACTCCCTGAAGACCGACTACATGAAGTGTTTAAGGGTGATGAGCTGGTGCTTGTGCGTAAGATTATACGTGATACTAAACCTAAACTGGAGAAGAT